CTAAAGTGCATTTTTCGGGAAGAAAATCGCATTTTCAAGAGATGCAATTGCTTCCTGTTGCATCGTCATACTAACGTGACTATATCTGTCTAATGTAATTCCTATGTTTGTATGTCCTAACAATTCGGAAACGATTTTAGGATGTACGCCAGTTTCGAGTAGAAGTGTTGCCACTGTGTGTCGTAGATCGTGGAAACGTATGCATGGCAACTCAGCCTCTTCTAAAACCCTTCTAAATTTCCGGCGTACAGATGCAGGAATGTAAGGTAGCCCATCTTCAGGACGACAACATACTAGACCGTCTATATTGTAAGAAGGTCCAAATAATAATTTATTTTGTGCTTGTTCAGCTTTGTGTTGTTTCAAAGGGCCGATAAGGCTTTCTGACAGAGAAATAATTCTCTCGCTACTTTTTGTTTTTGGAGGAGTTAATTGATGTACTCCGTTAATTCTAATAAGCTGTTGTCTTACGTGGATAGTCTTTTTCTCAAAATCAATATCTTTCCATGCTAATCCAAACACTTCCGCATAGCGCATACCAGTTGTTACAGCCACTAGAACTGGAATACAAATTTCCTTTCCTCTTACATTTTCTACTAATTTTTGAACTCCCTCTCTAGTAAGAACGATTGTTTCTTTCTTTTCTACTCGTGGTAATTCTACTAGCTGTGCTACATTCCGACTAACCATTTGCCAGCGTTCAGCATTTTGAAGAGCTTTGTGTACTAATCCGTGGATGTGTCGAATTGTAATAGGGGATACTCCGCCATCTTGAAACTTTGCCCCATCTTTTAATAAATCACTGTACATCTTCTGTAAGTGTATAGTCTTTAAGTTTTTTAACTTAATATGACCGATTCTTGGTATAATGTACCGTTTTACACGTTGCTCATATGTATAATGCGTGGTGGCTCTTGTGGATGTCTTAGCGTAATTTTCTAGCCAATATTCCATGTATTGGTTTACTGTCATATCACTAGTATCAACGGTTAGGCCAGTTTGAAGTTCATGAAGCTTTTGGGTCAAAGCTTGTTGGGCTTCTTTTTTTGTGATGTAGCCAGAAAACCATTTTTGTTTTCGTTTACCTGTTGACTCGTCTCGTGGCAATTCGACTACAAAGCACCATTTATCTCCGCGTTTACGTACATGTCCTTTCATTATTCTTCGCCTCCATTTTCTTTATAAGCCTATCTCTAATAAAAGTCATCTACATAACTTAAACTACTTTCAATCATACTCCGAAGTAATCTTCTTCTTAGATATGTGTTATTTCTCCTTTAAAGGTCTGGTTTCTTAATTGCTCCAATAACTTGATTGTTTCATGAGAGTAGGGTTGCGACTCTAATTTGGAACCGCGATCTTGAAACCATTTATTCCATGCCTGATTAAATTTGCCTTGATTTATTCTTTGTTCAATTTGTTCAAGACGTTTCTTAGCAAAAGAGTGAGTTACTTTGAATTCTTGGGCTAGAAGATCAATCGTTTGTTTTTTATATAAAGGAATATTCATGTTTTTTACCATATAGAAAGGGATGGTGGCATATAACTGAAACGCATTAGCTTGCTCTTCTTGAAGGTTTCTCAAAGAGGGCGGGAGTTTTCGTTGATTTCCACTGTGGCGTAAAGGATGACAAAGCTCATGGAAAAACTCGCCTCGCATTGTAAACTTGTCTAATCGCGAATCAAGTACTATTAGAAAATCATTTGTTTCATCATCTAACCATCGCGCATGTGAAATGGTGTCAAGATAAGCAATTTCTCCTCCGAAAATAGAGACGATTTCCTCAATATCAAGTTCTTGTGGAATGAATATGGAGTGCTGAAGATATTTTTGTGTGATCCATTCTTCTAATGGTGTCTCTTCATATAATGAAAAATCCATAGAATCCCCCTAGAAATCAAACATATGTTCGTGTTCGTAGATGAAAATAATAGCCCATAGGGCTAAAAAGTTTTTTATTATTTTTTTGAACGTTTTTCTTTCAGTTTTCTAAAGAGAACGAGACTTTCCTTTAAGTATTCTTCTTCTTCCTCAGTGAGATCTTTTTCTCCTCCATCAGAAAAGGCTAGACCTACATTTGAATCATTATCGACATTAAGCTCTGTATTGTTAGGGCTTGGATTATTTGTCCTGCCGAGCAAATAATCAGATGTTACATCAAAAATATCTGCAGCTTTATTAAGCAAATAATCTTCTACATCACGCTTCCCAGCTTCAATTCTTGATAACACACTATTATTTATCCCCAATCTTTCAGCAAGATAAATTTGAGACCAATCTCTTTTTTCGCGTAGCATTTTAATTATTGGTCCAGCGATAGACATCTCCAAACCTCCTTTCCATTTCAGCAATACCATTCTATCAATTTTCTGAAACAGAAAAAAGTTATTTGCTAAAACAGAAAATTAATTATTGACTTTGCTATTTTAGCAATGTATTATAAAAATATAATATTGCTGAAACAGCAAAGGTGGTGAGAGTAAAAATTGAAACAAATAAACTTGGATTATATCACCAATCGCAGAACTGAACTAGGTATAACATTGCAAGAAATGGCAGAAACACTAGGTTTTAAGAACGCGTCAACTTATATGAAATATGAAAGAGGTACTTATTGTTTTAAAGCAAACCATGTTCCTGCTCTTTCAAAAAAACTTAATTGTAAGATAGAAAAGCTTTTTTTTGAAAAAAACGTTGCTAAAATAGCAAAATCTAAACAACCAGCATAGGAGTTGAAAAAAATGAACAAACAAAACGATTTCCTATCATTCGAAAGTCTACCGCCATTATTAAAGATACCTGAAGTTGCAAAGGTTCTTAGGGTAGATAAAAAATACGCATATGAATTAGCTAAAAGAAAAGATTTCCCAGTGACTAATATCGGAACTGAAAAGAGACCTATGTTAAGGGTTTTGAAATATGAATTAGCAAATTGGATTGAAAAAATTTATGGGCAGAAGTTCACTGCCTAGAAAAAATCCCCCGGTGAGCAGCCGAGGGAAAGCATGAAAGATGAACACAATTTAATTGTAATGCCTGATGAAGGAGAAAGGGAGACTAATTACATGTTGATTCAACCAAGTTTTGGATTAAATTTTGGGGAATATTTACGACATTTCAGGGTGAACGGAGGAAATCATGACTTTACAACTCAAGTCAAACTTGCCGAGCACCTACATATCGACCCTAAGAAAGTTTCAAAAGTAGAATGCGACAACGAGAACATCGACATTAAAACAGCAGCCAAATGGTGTAAAGCAGTTGGATGGTACGAAGGGCTGGACCTACTTTCTAGCAAGCTTGGTTTAGATCCCTTCGGTCTAATCCCTGTAAATCCTAAGCTTAATGAAAATGTATTAGCCGCACTCAATAACCTACATACACAACTTACAGAAGCATTACGAGCAGTAGAGAAGTTGCAGGAAGAGGAACGTAAAGCCCAACCAGCTATAGCAAGAGGAGTATATAAGCCAAATAAAAACATGGTGATGTACAAAAAAGAAATCGCTGATTGTATCCCTGCTGTTAAAACATACTTCTACGCTAATGAACGACAAGAAAGAGAAAAGATGAAAGAGATAGGAGCCTTATGGAACCAACAAGCTTTAGATGACTTAGTTGCAATGCCAAAGCTTGATGAGTTAAGAGCTTCAGTAGCTCTGTGAGGGGAGGTGAGAAGGTGAAGGAAATGTTAAATGGGTTGGATGAAGAGGAACTAGGCATAGTGTTGGATGCATTGAGAAAGCAGATGCTTTCTAGTCTTCATGAAAATAATTTCATAGCACTTCAAAAAAACGTAATCGTTCATCATAAAGTATCGGCAATTAAACGGCAACGTGAATTGGAATGGATAGAAAAACTGTTAAACAGGGAGGGAACAGCGTGAGCATCGAGACTGCTGAACGAAAGCTCTTGTTCTATCAGAGAATGATGGTCGTAGCCAAAACAGATGGAGACACCATTGCTTACGAGATTTATAGGCAGATCACTCGTGAGATTGAAAAAACGATAAGAGAACATGGAAAAACCGCCTGCAACGAACAGACGGCTTAAAGAACCTAGCAAAAAGTTGTACCTCTACCATAACAAATAATTGGAGGTTGGACAAGCATGGAAAGAAATATCAGAACCGTTGAAATGGAGCTAAATGAACAAAATCGTGCTATCGAGCGCTTGAATACAGAAATTAGATCAATGGATGAAGAAATACTAGCTTTGGAAGAAAAGATCAGCAAGATCAGTAGAGAGCTAGCTGAAATGAAATCAACAAGAGGGGGATTACAAACAGAATTATGGCGCCGTGAAGATCATGTAGCAGCCTTAGTACGGGAGGGAAAACATCATGCCAACATTGCTTGATTTTCCAGAGTATACAGAGCGTGTTGAACCAGATCGGCAAGGGTATCTCCTTCATGGCATTGCAACCTTTAATGAACCGGGGGATGAGCTAAGGGAAAAGGTAGAAAGCATTAACGAGGATTTAAAATACCTACTTTTATCTTGGGAAGAGTTTTCATCAGAACAAAATTTTGAATATCTAATGGATGTGAAAAAACACTTTGACCAAGTGATGAAGCTCTACGGAGGTGTTGGACTATGAGGCTGTATGAACTAGCTGACGCTTACGCCGAGGTTGCACAAATCATATTAGATGATGAGACACCAACAGAGGCTCTAGTTAACACTCTACAATCCATAAAAGATGCTATCGGAAATAAGGCTGATAATATCGCCAAAATGGTGCGTAATATCTCGGCTGAGGTAGAGGCGATTAAACAGGAAGAGGCTCGTCTAGCTGAACGCAGGAGACGCCTAGAAAAGAAGCAGGAGGGCTTAAAACTCCATCTTAAAGAGAAGCTAGAGTTTGCTGGATTAAAAAAGGTCCAAACGCCAATTTTCACTATTTCCGTCAAAAAAAATCCCGGTTCAGTACAGGTGGTAAACGAAAATGAAATCCCTCAAATGTTCTGGGTAACACCACCGCCAATTCTTGATAAAAAGTCGATGTCAGAACGTTTGAAATCAGGTGAGGAAATACCAGGTGTAACGCTAGTAAAAGGTACTTCCTTACAGATCAAATAGGAGTGAGAGCATGAGTGTATACAAGAAGATTCTCGCTGTCATGAATGATGTCTCGTATCTCCAGAAAGACGACCAAGTGGAGTTTAAAACCACGAAATATAAGGCTATCTCAGAAGAGAAAGTAACGTCTGCTGTAGGAAAAGCAATGCGGGAACATGGGCTTGTGATAATTCCTGTCCATCAAGAACATTCCAAAGTAGATCAACTTACTACAGTGAATGTTCGGTACCGGATTGTTGATGTAGATACAGGGGACAGCATAGAAGCCGTTTCAAGTGGAACAGGAGTAGATACACAAGATAAAGGTGTAGGTAAGGCTATGACATACGCCTACAAATATCTTTTACTAAGAACCTTTGCGATTCCTACAGGAGAGGACCCAGACAAAGTAAGTTCTGCTGAACTAGATGAAAAGCCTAAAGCTCAACCGAATGTTAGCAACAGTAAAGAAGCTACTTTAAAAGCTAAATGGCAGTTACTAGCTGGATCGCTAAATGGATTTGATGATTGGTATCAGAAGAAGCGAAGTGATGATCATACTGACCAAGATATTGAACAGTTCTTAACAGAAAAGCTAAAAGAGAAAGGAGTACAGCAAAGTGCTTAACCGAGTAATCCTGATTGGTCGCCTTACTAAAGATCCTGACATGAAATACACACCTAACGGCGTAGCAGTTACAACCTTCACTATTGCAGTTGATCGTAGATTCTCTGGTCAAAGTGGAGAGAAAGAAACTGACTTTATTGGAATAGTTGCATGGAGGCAATTGGCTGATCTTTGTACTAACTACCTTAGGAAAGGTAAGCAATGTGCTGTAGAAGGGCGCTTACAAACGAGAAGCTATGACAACAAAGAAGGAAAGAAAGTATTTGTCACTGAGGTTATAGCTGATAACGTGCAGTTCTTGTCATCACAAGCTTCTGAGCCTTCTGGAAATAAAAAATCTGACTCATCAAACGATTCTTTTGCAGATACTGGGAAACCAATAAATATTAGCGACGATGATCTACCGTTTTAACGGATACAAATAAAAACTATTTGGGGGAATAAAAATGGATAAACCAATTGCTCAACACGTAACGTTTTATCGTGCTGAAGGGAGATACAACTTTCTCAATTCATCTGAAGTTTCTGCTCAATATATTTTCCGTTTACCACCTGATGCTCCTAATAAACTTTCATGCAGTTTCGTGATTGATCTTGATAAGGACTATGGCTATTCAAATGATGATATGACTGCTTTGGAATTAGCAGAATGGATTCAATCAGTTTTTGATAGCTACTGGATTCACACAAGGAAGGAACAAGTAGCTAAGTTGGTCGAGTATTTGAGATCGATCGAAGGTCAAGAAGAAATCAAGCGAGCAGAATACAATCTTGAATACGCAAAATATCAGGTGTGGGAATGGAGCAACAAATTGAATGAGTATCAGGGTGTTTTCGATGAGTTGACGGCAGAGGAGAGTAAGTTATGAACATCCGTGAAATGAAACCAAGTGATATTTGATGACCCTTTCTCTAGTGACAAACCAATCAATATTTCAGATGATGACTTACCTTTCTAGGATGGTGATAAACATGGGAATGTTTGATGAAGTAAGAGCCGTACAAAAGCCGAATTTCAAGCGTAGAACGAAAAAACGTGGAGCCCGGGGAAGAATTTCCCCGGAGGTCTACGACGAAGTAATGGAGCGAGACAAAGGGCGTTGTGTGCTGTGTGGTAAGACTACATGGTTACAAGCACACCACATTCTTTTTAAAAGCGAAGGAGGCACAGGAGAAGCCCATAACATTGCTTTAGCTTGTGGGCCTGTTGGTCAAAAAGGTACGTGTCACTGGAAGGCTCACCACACGAAGGAAGGTCGGCAAGCGTTTCGGGATTATCGAGAAAAGGTGCTGCTTCCGTTGTATCAAGGCGCATCGTAAAGGAGGGAGTAAGATGGCAAACCCACAAACAGAAAAGGGGCATATGCGAATAGCTAATGATATATGGGTAGCTATAATCAAACGAAAATTCACGCTACGTCAACGAAACATCTTAGATTTTATCCTTCGGATGAGTTGGGGCTGTCGTAAAAAAAGTGCCGTAATTCCCATGCTTAAAGACTTTGAATTATGTGGGGTACGGAAAGAACACATCAAGATTGAGTTAGAGCATTTGGTTAATATGAGTGTACTTATGTGGGACTCAAACAGAAACGAATATTCGTTCAATAAAGATTTCGATCAATGGAAAGTAACCCCAGTGAAGGGATGGAAAGAAGAAAGATTCAATGAACTGATCTCAATGAATTTAGGTTACAAAGTTACTGAAACGGTAACCGACTTACCGAATCAGCAACCATCTCAAAACAGTAACTCAGTTACTAAATCAGTAACTCAGTTACCAAAAAAGAAACTCAGTTACTACAAAAAAAGAGTAACTCAGTTACAAAAAGGGCAACTGGAAAGTGACGAAAACCCTTGTGGCTCTAAGGATGAAATGGTGCCTAAAACCATTCTTTTAAAACCAATAAATAATATTGTTATTACTGATAATGACACCATCCCTCTTGATGAGGAGGAAATTCAAAGCATTAACCCAGTGGAAGAGTTAGAACGGCATTTTCTGAAAAGACGTGGTAAAGGAACGATGGTAAGCCCTCCTGATTTAGAAGCCATTCAACGTCTTTTGAGTAAGGGTATTACTACAGAAGTGATTAAACGAGGTATTGATAAGGCGTTCGATGACTTTACAGCTAAAGGGACGTATGGGGCCATTAACTCGGTAAGGTATTGTGTACCAATCATTGAAGAGCTTTGGGCACGTCTCCGTGGACTACAAGTGTTACCAGGTGGACAAAATACCTTGCCTCCATCGACTGAAAAAGCTGCTATTACAGAGCCGGAAGGTAACTTTAATCCAGAAGAAGATCAAGAACTACAAGAGTTGCTCAGTCAGTTGAAAACAGCTCAAGGAGGGTAAGGCATGCAATCGGTTGGAGAAGCGTTGGGATCTGATGACTTAAAAAAACGAATATCCCTTTTTGACCAAGCAGAAAAAGAATTAAAAACCCATCCTGTAATAGCTGATTTGCTGAAGAACGAGCATGAACATAACCATTTTTCGATAGGTGACCTACACCAGTATTTGACGGAGTACAACAATTGCAACAAGTGTCCAGGATTAGAAAAATGCCCAAATACGTTAAGAGGTTATCGTTTAGAGCCTCATGCAAACGGTGGATACGGCTCACAATTCAGGATGTCACCTTGTAAGCTTCAACAGGGATATGAGATGCAACAAACGATAAAAAAGCATGTTAAAAGTCATTGTGTTCCTGACCACATTCTTAATACCACATTTGAAAAATTGGACAAAGACCAAGGAAGAATTCATGCGATCAAACGCATCCTTACCTTTTGCCTAAATCTCGATAAAGGAAAAACAACCAGAGGCTTGTACATACATGGAGACTTTGGAGTTGGTAAAAGTGCGATGGCTGGAGCGATTACACAAGAGTTAGCCAAGAGAGGTGTAGATGTAATTATGGTCTATGTTCCTGATTACGTCAGCGAAGTAAAAGCAGCTATTCGAACTGGGGAAGTAGAAGAGAAGTTAAAAGCGCTAAAAGATGTTTCTGTGTTGATTCTCGATGATATCGGAGCTGAACAATTAAGTTCGTGGGTTCGGGATGAGATTATTGGCCCTATTTTACAAAGTCGAATGGAGAAATATCCGACTATCTACACATCTAATTTAACTCTGGATCAACTCGGAATGCATCTCTCCCAGACCAAGGATGAAACAAGGCCGAATGTGATAAAAGCAAAGCGTTTAATGGATCGGATAAAACCTTTTGTAGAAGTATGCGAGGTAAAAGGGAGGAATAGAAGACATGACAATATCGTTTAAAAGACTTACCCAAGATGAGCTTAGCCAAATGCGTGCAGACATCTTTCGTGGGCGTCCAGATAGAGTGACAACCTATGACTTACAACGATTGATGAATGAACGTGATGCATTTGAATTTATGGTGAAACAGCAAGAAGCTGGGCAACAACGAATCGATGAGTTTCTAACAGTCCTAGAGATTCAGAGTCAATTGGAAGAACAAATTAAGGAACTTAAACAACGGTTGGAAAAATATGAGCCTTCACTAAATCAGGCTGTTTAGGAGGAATCAAGCATGAATCAATTACAAGTAATCGAACACCAAGGTAAACGTGTACTTACTACAAACCAGTTAGCAGATGTTTATGGTGCAGATGTAAAACAAATCCACGATAACTTTCAAAATAATGAAAGTCGATACAAAGTTGGTAAACATTATTTTGTACTACAAGGTGAGGAATTAAGACAGTTTAAAGCTTCTACGCAAATATCGGGGAACCTCAAATTTGCACCAATCCTATATCTTTGGACTGAAAAAGGTGCGTGGCTTCATGCGAAATCTCTTAACACAGATCAAGCATGGGAAGCCTACGAAATGCTAGTAGATGATTACTACCAAGTCGTTGCACAAGTTTCAAATCTTGGATTAAGCCCTGAGGTTCAAGCAATTTTCTTCCTCGACAAGAAAACTCAGGAGATTGAAAACCGTGTACTCCATTTAGAACAAACCAAGACAGTAGATTATGGCCAACAACAAGTTTTGAACACTCTATGCAAACGTCGTGTAGTAGAAATTTTAGGAGGGAAAAGTAGCTCTGCTTATAAGCAACTCAACAACAAGCTATTTAGCGCGGCATGGAAAAGCTACCACGGTTATTTCAAGATCAACTCCTATCGTAATACACCGGCAAAAGAATTTGATAAAGCGAAAGAATATCTACAACAGTGGTCTCCACAGGGTGAACTTTTACGTGAGATTGAGGATGCAAACAGTCAATTGAGTTTCTTGTATGACATCAAAGGAGCATAGAAATGAACAGCGATAAAGCAATATTAGCTCTACAAATTACCTACTTTAAAAATTACATCCATGAGTTAGAAGAAGATATCAAAAACGTGCAGTATGACTACTCTAAAAGAATCCTAGAGGGCAGTCTTAAAGACTATCAGAAGGGCTTGGCAGAGGTTCAAGCTAGATGGGAGGCACTAGATGCGAGAGGCAAAGTATCAGGCTTGGTTTGATGGTGAAATGATCTCAGATTGGTACCCAAGAACGCAATTTAGAATCTGCACAGGTTGGGATAACAAGATCAGGCTAGAGACGTTTTCCACCATGGAAGAAGGCATTTTTAATGGGGAGCCAGTGGCCCTTCCTGTTTGGAAAAGTGCAAATGGAGCAAAGCTACGCCAATACACCGGACTCCACGACAAGAACGGCAAGGAGATTTACGAAGGAGATATTGTTACTGGAAAGCGTGATTCTCATTGGCATGGCGGGTACGACAGAGTAAGAGGAACAGCTTACTTTTCTGATTCTCATTTAGCTTTTCGGGTCGATGGAATCGGTGGCGGTTGGCTTCATAACGTTGAGGAAATGGAAGTCATCGGTAATACCTACGAAAATCCAGAGCTACTGGGGGTATAACGATGCGAGAGATAAAGTTCAGAATTTGGGATAAAGCAAATGAAATCATCATTCAAGACGACGGCCATTTTTATATTACAGCAGATGGAGATGTCATTGGTGTAAACGATGACTTAGATATTTCTGAGAGTGTTATCCTCATGCAATACACCGGACTCCATGACAAGAACGGCAAGGAAATCTACGAAGGGGATATTTTAGACTGCACCTGCGAGCTTTTGACAAACTTCGGACGAACGAGGACTGGAAAAATGGGGACAACCATTTATGAAGTTTTTTGGAGAGATGAGGGATGGAGGGAGCGAGTGATAAGAAGTGACTCGCTTGTGTCTGGAAAAGACTCTGATGGAGTGGCGGTTACTGCAAAGTATTCAAAAGTCATTGGCAACATATACGAGCATCCAAATTTGTTACAGGTTGGTGGAGAATGATGACCGAGAAAGAACTGCAAGAAATTCGGGATCGTGTAGAGAAAGCTACTTCAGGCCCTTGGAAAGAGAGAGCAAGGAACGGAGATTTTATGCTCATTGATAGGGGATTTATTATAGCAGGTACTCAGGACGATCTTGATTTTATCATAAATGCTCGACAGGATATCCCGAACTTATTGTCAGAAATTGATAGGCTGAAAAAAGCTCTATTAAAGATTGAACTTTGCGCAGCTACATCAAATGAGACTTGGGGACGTTTACAGAAAAATTGCATGATAATCGCAAGTGAAGCATTGAAAGAATCTTGAGCAAACGGAGGGAGAGCATGAACGAACACAAGCTTGACCAGAGCAAAGGCCATAAGAAAGGCAAACCATATATTCATGTACCACGACATATAAGCGAATGGGCAAGGAACAGCAGTACAAACGCCACAGTAAACAACTACAGAAAAGGCACCGGTAGAGCATTCGGCAAATAAAAATAGGGGAGCGATCCAAGATGACACAGGACAATCAAATAGTTAAAGAAATGTTGAACAAAGAGTAACTAGAATGGCAGAAACAAATCATTCGTGAGGAGATGAACACCGATGGAAATTAGCCTAGAAATGCTTTTTGAAAAGCAAAAGCAGCTAGATGATTACATCATTAAGAAGAAAGGTTTAGACACGTTGCCAAAGCAAACCTTACTAAATAATTCAGTGCTTGCTTTACAAGTAGAGATTTGCGAACTAGCTAATGAATGGCGTGGGTTTAAGCATTGGTCAGAGGATCGAGAGCCAAGAAATGAATCACTAGTTGAGTGTAAAGAATGCAAAGGGACTGGACTAGTTACAGGTAATCCTGATGACGGATGGTGCGAGTATTGCAGTTCAAACGGTTTTATTGAAACTAATCCAATGTTGGAAGAATACGTTGATTGTCTCCACTTCTTCCTCAGTATTGCTTGGCAAATAGGTTTAACAGCAGACGATTTATACACGTGGGATGAAGAACTTGTAAATGAAACAAGTGTCGTCTTTACAGAATTGTTGTTTATGGTAGCTAGAATTAACGGGCATGCTTTCTTGAGTAAACCAATACCAGAAGACATAAAATTAGAATTTCGAATATCACTATATATCTTCTTTAACCTTGGAGAGCAACGTTTTGGCTTTACATGGGATGAAATCACCCAAGCATATATGAAGAAATGGCAGATCAATATGCAACGTCAGGAGAGTGGATATTGATGGGCTACGGTTTTACATGGATAGAGATTGACGATGCTCAGGCGCTTAGAGAGTGGGCGAAGAAAGTGATTCGGGAAGAAATGAAATAAGTCTGGTAAAAAACTGATAAGAAATGAGGAAACGAAAATGGATTTGAATGTAATGATAAATGATTCCTTAGCTAAGTTGAAAGATGAGGGCTTCGTTGAAAAAGTTGTGAAATCTCAGCTAGAAAAGACTATTGAAAGTGTCATTAACGATTCATTAAGAAGTTACAGTGATTTTGGAAAAAGATTAGAAAAGCAGGTTGAAGAACAGCTTCAAATCAATCTTGATAAGCTGGATATCCCTTCATACAACACCTTTATTTTAGCAACAATTAAGGACCATCTAAATGCGGTTATTCATGAACAAGGTGTTAATCGAATGAAAGAGCAACTAGATGATCTATTACTTTCTGCTAAAGAGGAATATAAACTTTCAGAACTTATGAAAGAGCTTGTTAGGGAGATCGAGGATTTGGATGAACTTGGCTACGATGAAGTGCATGAAATGTCATTACACATCGAAACCCCTTATGGCTTAACTTATATATACTTTGACGCTGAGTCAGATAAAGACAAATACAGTTGTAAATATGAAATATGCATTGATCCAAGAAAAGAAAATGAAATTAATTCTATTAGAATTCGAGAGGGTAGTAGTTATTCAAGAAGCACTAAAGAATTTAAGGAATTTGATACCAAAACTATTATGGGTGGATTTTACGGCATGGAAGAAACTTTATTCAAAATGTACGCACGTAAGTCAAGGCTGATTCTTGATGAAAAAGATGTCGAACTTGAAATCTCTAATCCTGAGTATGAGTGATAAGGGGTGAAGGTGAATGACTAACCATAGGGTAAGCCAGCTTCACCAAACACCAAATGCACGACATGATACTGCCGTACAGGTAGATCAGGAAACGCAAACCGAACGTTATCGCTGTTTCGGATAGCTTCTACATCAAAATGGATGCCGTGTCGTCGAAACTTTCGAATTAGCCTAGCAGATCGGCTACACGGCACGATATGATAAAACGATTTTTGCATGATATATCACTCCTTTTGATAGAGCATAACTCTAGCAAGTGGGACAAAAAAAGAAAACAAACGCCAAGGGTGGGAGACACACGCTCAGCAACGAGAGAGGTGAACGAAGTGATAAAAATACTTGAATTGTTTGGCGGTATCGGATCACCGAGGAAAGCCCTCATAAACCTTGGGATAGATCATAAGGCTATCGACTACGTGGAGATCGATGAGAAGTCAGTAAGGACCTATAATGCGTTGTACGATCATCGCCATAAGGCTCAAAACGTTATCGGATACAACTTAAAACCAGACATTTTAGTCCACGGATCGCCTTGCCAAGACTTCTCCAGAGCAGGCAAACGCCTTGGTGGTAATGATGAGGACAAAACAAGAAGCTCGCTTATGTGGGAGACGCTCAAAATAATCGAAAACTTAGAGAGTTGGAAACCACGATTCGTTGTCTGGGAGAATGTAAAGGGCGTACTCGATAAAGACATGATCCATTCATTTAGCAAGTATATCCATGAAATGGAACGGCTAGGGTATACCAACAGCTATGAGGTTTTGAATGCAATGGATTTCGGAATACCCCAGAAACGAGAAAGGGTATTCACCATCTCCGTACTAGGACGCGGAAGGTTTGATTTCTCAAAGTTGCGAAAGCGTGAAATGAGGCCGATTAGCGATTTCTTGGAAACGGATGTAGACGAACGCTACACAATAAAAACCCCGTCCATGCTTAGTAGAATAGGAAAAAACGATAGTGGTTCTTTTGCTGGAAGGCTAACACCGATTGAAGAGTATGTCTGGACCATAACGACCAAGCAAAACAGATGCCCTAACAGTGGAATCGTACCACTTGGCGATGGTTGTTATAGGCTGTTAACAGAACGAGAGTGTTGGAGGCTGATGGGTTTTGATGATCACGACTTTGATATTGTCGCGGCAGAGCATCCGACGAGGGCAGGATGTATGAATGGAATGCTTTACAAGCAAGCAGGTAACAGCATCGTGGTAGATGTGCTAGAAGCAATTTTTGAAGTGTTGCTGACAGGAAACCACGGGCAAATAGAAATCAATACTAACAGATCCGGTCAACTGGAGTTGGTTTGTTAAGGGATTAACACAATAGTTAGGGAGGAAGCACAATGACCGAACAACAGATCATTAAAACACTGGCAACTAAGGTAATGGGGTGGCGTATCGACACACCTTATTGGTCTAAAAAAACGGTTTGGGTAAAAAGTTCAACTCAATACGATTGGATCGAGAATTGGAACCCACTAGAAAACATAGCTGATGCGTGGATGATTGTGGAAAAATTTAAAAACGGTGATCCGATACTTCGGGCCAAATTTGCAGTGTTCTTGCCTGTTCTCATCTACGAGATTGAACCGAAAGCCATATGCGAAGCTGCTATGAAAGTGGTGGAAATGTAGTTATGAAGAAATTTAGGGGCAATCTTTTTCAAAAACATGACAGAGAAATGCGAAGAATGGGACGGATATTTTGGATTTTCTTCTCAGTCGTAGCAGCCATCATCGTGGCAAGCTGGATAGTTTACGGATACATTGCGATTTATGTGCTGAATAACCCAGAAGGTGTTGGGAATTGGTTTGGCAAATTGATCAACGGAATTTCTGGATGATTAACAAAACACACGATTTGTAAATGAGGTGAGGTAGTGAGCAGACAATTAAAACGAAAATACAAGCAAGCAAGAAAAGAGTTTAAACAAGAATTGTACGAACTAGCAAAAGAGAACCATGCACTTGCTATGCTCATGATTCAAACATATGCTGCAAGCCAACACAGAACGCATATTATGAAAATTTGGAGATTGTTGGGACTTCGGCACAAAGAGGCCTATCAAGACTACAAAGACAAATTATTTGGTAAGTGCCTAACTGGAAGAGAAGATGTCTGGCGGTCATTATATTTTGCTGGATATCCAGAAATGCGTTCCAAGTATAAGTACAAGATTCCTGAGAAGCGTGCAATGGGTGATGCGGTGGCGATCGCATACAGAGTGTTGAAAAATCAGTGATTTACGATTTGTAAATGGGGAGGCTGGAATGAAGCGTTACGCAATTGCGAGAAGAATCGATGGAGAAATCCACTTTTTACGAGATGGATGGGAAAGAGCAGATGCATATACAGACGACCTTGGATGCGCGTTGATCTCCTCTTCAAAAGAAGAGATTCCTGCATTAGCAAGCCAAGAAGAATTTGTGATTGAAATGGATGAAGACGATGAAGGCGGCCTATCAATAGTCTACGACATTAAAGTGGTCGTTTAACAAACTATTTCTTGTGATAAGGGAGGGATAGTAATGGCAACCAATTACGATAAATTATTCAAAGATTTGAAAGAAGCGAACGAAATCGCTTGCCAAACTGTTGCCCAAGTTACTGATGGAGGTAGTGCAAACCTAGATTCTGTATTTTTGATAATCCCAAGAGCTCGTGAAGTATCAGTATTGGACGCAATCGAAAGGGCAGGATTGTACTGCCTGGGGAAAAGAGAGTGGATTGGGAAGGGTTACTTCATCACACCTACTTGTGGTGGTCAGGGAGATAAGCGCGCAAAGGCTGTTAACGTAATGGCAAAAACGCTAAACGATCTTGGATGGGAAGCATTAACTTTTCAAAGGATTGATTAGAAAAGGAGGAAGCAAATGAGCAGAGAGATTGACGTAAAAGGGGGCGGTACAAGGTGGGAGATGTAGAGCTACTAGCGTGGAAAATAATTGGGAGAGTATTCAAATGTGCTGTCGCTCTAACATTTGTTGTATGGTGCATAGGCTATGAGCTTCCAAAAAGAATAGAGAGCTATGGGCCAAAGCATGTTCAAACGAAGCCAGCTACTAACGGATTTTCGGATTACACAAACTACATGTACCACCATTGGCTACCAGCTCAGACAACAATAATTTTATAGATGAGAAATAAATAAAAAAAGCCCCTTCATCAGGAGCAACATGTGTTCGCAAATCTATTATACCATGAGCGCTGATGAGGGGGAATGGAAGATGAACACAATGCAAGAACTTTTAAAAGAGTATAAAGAGACAAGAAAGAATTTGAAAAAAGCATACGCTGATCTAAGAGCAATTCCGGAAACAAAAAGTGGTATAGAGGCGATTCTTGATGATGTGGCAGAATCAGAAAGACACTACCTCTCTGAAATGATTAGCGATGTAGAGTATGTAATTGAATGGCTGGAGACAGGGCGTAGACCAGAGAGTAAACGCGGGATTGAGAGAAGAGCAGCCTACCAAAGAGAAAAATTAGTAGATCCTATCAGAATGCAGGCTTTTGTTTTCCGAGGAACAGCAGGCAGTCCCTGCAATCTTACAGAGTGGGAAAAAGAACAACTAGAGGATGCGCTGTGTTGCCTGTCACCAAGAGAAAAAGAGTGCTATATACTTACACATGGTGAAGGATTTTCATTTGAGGAGACGGCTAGATTTTTGTGTATTTCGAGAAGTAGTGTACAAACACTGGTAACACGGGCACAAAATAAAATTGCAAATCGTGTAGTTTCAAGCCTATTCCTTGTCGGATAGGCTTTTTTGTCATGCAAAAGCCACCTATAAGTAGAAGGGTAAAACGAGCGAATCGGGAGGGATAACATGGCATCTAACTTAGTCACATGCAGTTTCTACCAATATGAATTAGCTAAGTGATGAGCTTATTATTTTTTTTAATATGATGGAGATATGGATTAGTAATCTATCAAAACAGGTCAAGTGTTAGGTTAGAAGGCCTTGTAAAAAACAGAAGTAAATCGTAATTAAATTCTGGACATGTATGTTCTTCTCTATCAATATAAAGAATGAGGAGGTTGTTACATGAAGAGGAGTATAATATGGAAATGGATAGCTAATATTTTTAAACTTATTTGGGGTTTAGTAATTATTGGAATGGCATTGCTAATTTTTTTTATTGGTTTTTTTATGTTAACTAATGACAAATATATACAGAATACAGTTGTCTTTAATCAAATAACACTTTTTATGGGTATCTTATCGTTACCTGGGGCTATGATTACTTTATTTGAGATGATTCAAAATAGGAAGAAAGAGCTTATAGCTACAACTAAGTGTCCTAATTGTAAACACTTAATTGAATTGAAGGTGAAAGAGAAAGAGTAGAGAGATTACATAATTGAAAATTGGAGATACTATTTTTTATTTGCTAATATTTGGTTGGCAGGAATATAAGAAGTGACGTCAAAATAATTAAGTCAAACTTGATTAAGGAATGGGATGTAATAATGGAAAAGCTACGCGACCAAGATGTCAGGGATGCACTATTAGAAAAACTCTCTGTCATGCATCAAAATGAAGACACCCGAATTATAAATGAGTTAGCTGTTTGTGGTGGCCTATCAAGAGTAGATGTAGCTGTTGTAAACGGAATTCTACATGGATATGAAATAAAAAGTGAAAGTGATACACTTTATCGTCTTCCCAATCAAATGTCTGATTATAATAAGGTGTTTGAAAGGGTAACAATCGTCGCAGCTAATGACTACATAACTAAGATTAAGAGTATTGTTCCTGAGTGGTGGGGAATTATTACTGTACTCAATAACAAAGGAAATGTGTCATTAAAGTACATAAAAAAAGGTCGAAAAAATCCTTCCTTAGACAGCTTGTCTCTTGTTCAACTTCTTTGGAGAGACGAGGCTTTAGAGATATTGAAAGAGAAAGGCTTGCAAAAGGGGTACTTAAGCAAGCCAAAAAGGCAAATATATGAGAGGATAGTCGACTCAATTCCTTTGGAAGAATTAAAGCAAATCGTTAACTACACGCTTAAGATCCGTAAAGGTTGGCGAGATCATTAACTACGAGAGTTAAATGGTGATTGACTCCAACTGTGACCCATGTTTCTAAGTTTCCACTGGGTCCGCCATTTGCGCATAGATATATATAATTATCGCCATAAGAGAATGTATTTCCAGAATAATGAGGATGAGTAATTATTTGTTGAGCTAGTTTTGACATTCCAGCTAAACCGTTTTTTCTATAGGATCCACCCTTATTAATCAGGTATTCATCTTCAGTAGTATATTTAATGCTTACAGCTGGATTAATAAATTTTGGATTTAAATTCAGAAATTCTGGATTGTTTATATTGTAATCTCCAAAAGCAGGGACTCTAGCAAGATTCAATCCAGATAGGTTTTTATATACAGCCCATTCACTTCTGGGAAGGGCTTTGTACGTATTCGATGGAACTACTAAGGAGAGATTTCTGGGAAGGGTAGTACTACTAATTGTTACTGTTCTCCACTTTCTTAAGTATGGAAATTGGGATAGAGTCAATATTATTTCTTGGATAAAGGCTTTCTTTTGTTTAAAATTAATCTGTTTATAGTCTAATACAAGATCAATTTCATTTGGGCTGAGAGTAAGGAATTCCAAAAGGAAATCTAAATCTGATTTTGTCTCAGAAAGATCGGTTAACTCTTCGGATTCAAGACGAATGCATACACCGTTATTATATTTTGTAGACATTTTTTTTATGGCATCCTGAAATGATTGATAGCGTCTAATTCCTGTTACTGGGATTGCCTTAGTTCCATGTGACTGAATCGAATCGAGTACAAACTCAACGGGATGCACCCCATTTTGTAACAATTCTTCGCTATCGAAGTCCTCGTTATCATACATAGTAAAAACATCTACTAGAATAGCTTTTTCAAGGCTCCATGAATTCTTAACTTGTTCTCCAATTTTATCTAAATGCTGATCGAGAGTTTTTTTAAATGAATCTCTATCGTGATCAAATGGAACAGGTTGAATTTCTATTAATGGGGTCATTCTTTGTTTATTAGCATGTGTCAATTCCTTTAGTGCTGATTGCTCACTTCTTTTCCATTTTAAAATGGGTACATATTCTCTTTCGTCGAACATAACTGGATATAACCTCCTTATTTTTCTATCTTTTTAAATCATCAGTCTAGTTCGTTTAATTGTGATGTATTACCTGCTAAATGTCGGAAAATGTCGTACGAAAGTTGTAGGATAATAGTCCTTTTTGACGAATTTTAACTTAGGGAGTTTTAAGTAGGATAAGTGGCTTTTTATACCGAATGCTATAGGTGGAGGTGCAAAAGTGAATGAATATACCTAAATCTAATTTACTTGACGGTATTACAAAATCAACTGGAGAAATTTTAAAAAATCATGATAGCCTGATCAAAGCTTTAGAGGAAAGAAATAAAGAGGAAAATGAATGGAAGCAGCGAGTGCTGATTGCATCCGAGAAAACAGCGGAAAATACTTCTTTTATTTTTGATGCATTAGTTCTAATTAGAGAAGGGAACCAAAAGCAAGATGAAATCTTTGACCTTCTTGTCGAGATGTTAAGCATAGCTAAGTCTCAAACTAAGGAAGAAGCTGAAAGTAAGTTTACCAAAGTTATGAGAAAGATAAATAATCTTAGTACCACTGCTGAATCAATAGAAAAATTGACAAAACACGCAAATACAATTTGGAACGTAGTAGATAATTTTTTATAGCACCCACCGTGGTGCTTTTTTCTTTTCCCAAAACAAACTCAATAGGTGGTGGTGATCATGTAATGGCAAAAGCCAGAAGTCCGAACCGCGACAAAGCCTTAGAGCTATGGCTCGAAAGTGGCGGAAGTATTAGCAATCGAGAACTTGCTGATCAACTAGGCGAGAAGGAAAAAACAATAAGTAACTGGAAAAGCAGAGACAAATGGAATGTAGTACTACAAACAGGTCAATGTAGTACTACAATGAAAACTGAGTCAAACGCTGGAGCGCCAGAGGGGAATAGAAACGCCGTAGGCAATCGTGGAGGAGCTGCACCCAAGAGGAACAGCAACGCGGTAAGCCACGGCTTTTTTCGTAAATACTTCCCTGATGATGTAGCTGAAATTATGGAAGAGATTGAAACTAAGTCTCCTCTTGATATGTTGTGGGAAAACATCATGATTCAGTACACAGCTATCATACGAGCGCAAAGGATAATGTTCGTAGAGGACAAAGAAGAAATGATTAAGGAAATCAAGAAAAGGAAGTACGAAATTGTAGACACTAGTACGAAAGAAAAAATATCCTTCGAGCAGGTGGTTACTGAGGAAGAGTATGAATTTCAATTTTCTTGGGATCGTCACGCTACTTTCCTAAACGCTCAGTCTAGGGCTATTGCTACACTGCAAGGCTTGATAAGCAAGTATGAGGATTTATGCGACACAGAAGAGAAAAAACTCAGGGTTCAAAAATTGAAAGGTGAAATAGCTGTTCTGGAACAAAAGACTTCCAAAGATGATGATAAGCCTATTGAAATCCTCATCAAGCGAAAGGGTGAGGGTTAATGGTTGAAAAAGAGGTTAATCCACACTTTGAGGAGTTTTTGTTCAACTGGGATCACAAATTTTATTTTCTGGTAGGAGGGTATGGTTCATCTAAGAGTTATCATGTGGCCTTAAAGTTAATTCTGAAGCTTTTAGAAGAAAAACGAACTGCACTAGTTATCCGCGAGGTCTACGATACTATTAGAGACTCTTGTTTCACGTTATTTGAAGACATCGTTACAGAACTAGAGCTTGATGAGAAGATAAGGTTTGTAACATCACCTATGCAGATTCGTTTTCCTAACGGTAGCAAGATCATATTCAAAGGGATGGATAAGCCTGCCAAACTGAAATCCATTCATAATGTCTCAATCATCTGGATTGAAGAGTGTTCAGAAGTTAAATATGACGGGTTTAAAGAGTTATCAGGGCGCCTTAGACATCCAACGATGAAATTACACATGATCTTGTCAACGAACCCAGTAAGTACATCCAATTGGTGTTATAAACACTTTTTCAAGAACACCAAGGCGAAGCATTTTATTCTGGATGACAAAGATTTATACAAAGAAAGAGTATCGGTTGTAAAAGACACGTTTTATCATCACTCAACTGCTGATGATAACTTATTTCTCCCTCCTAGTTATATTGAACAGCTAGAAGAGTTGAAAATACATGACCCTGATTTGCACAGAGTTGCTCGTAAAGGAGAGTTTGGTGTGAATGGTGTAGTTGTATTCCCTCAGTTCCAATCGCGTCCACACAGCGAAGTCATGCAGGCTATCGAGAGAATCAGAAGACCTATTTTGCGTGCAGGGATGGACTTCGGATTCCAAACATCCTACAATGCGCTACTACGGCTTGCGGTGGATCATGGAGAGAAGATTCTTTATATCTACTGGGAGTATTACAAAAATAAAATGACAGACGATAAAACGGCAGAGGAAATAGATGAGTTTAGACGTTCTGGCGAGCTTATCAAGGCTGATAGCGCCGAACCGAAAACCATTAGCTTTTTCCGTCAAAAAGGGTTCAACATGAGGCCGGCTAAAAAATTTCAAGGCTCCCGTGAACAGTACACAAAGAAGATCAAACGTTTTAAAAAGATTATCTGTTCCGATCAATGTCCCAACACGATTGAGGAATTGAAAGAACTAACATTTGCAGTCGATAAGCAAGGGGAATTACTAGAAGATGAGTTCACTATTGACCCCCACACGTTATCGGCTATTTGGTATGCGCTAGATGATTACGAGGTATCAGATTTGAAAGGTGGATCAGTTTCATTCGACTAGAAAGGAGGGCCATATGATTTTTACAGAAACAGATCGAATTAACAAAATAATTTCAGATGGTGCTAAGTCAGGCATGACATTAGAAGAGTTTATCCAACGTGAAGTAGATGAGTGGGAAACATCAAAAATCCGTGAGCTTATGATCAAAGGTGACAAATACTACCGTGGCGACAGTGAGATTTTAAACAGGAAACGAGAAGTAATTGGTGATGGTGGTAAGGTAGAAGATAAGAACCTAGCTAACAATAAGCTTGTACACAACTTTGCAAGGAAACTAGCAGATCAAAAGGTTGGCTATCTACTCTCTAAACCAATGAGTGTACAAACAAATAACAACACATACCAAACCTTGCTAGGTGATTACATCGGCAAGGCTTTTTTGCGTACTCTCAAAAACGTTGGCAAGGAATCTATCAATAAGGGTAAGGCGTGGCTCCAGGTCTATTACAACGAGGCAGGAGAGCTATCATTCAAGCGTATTCCTAGTGAGGAAGTCATTCCTATGTGGAAAGATAGCGCACACACTGAGTTGGACGCTGTTATCCGTGTATACGAGGTTGAAACGTATGAGGGTAGAGAGAAGAAGACTATCAAAAAAGTTGAATACTGGGACACTCAGGGTGTTAAACGCTATGTTCATGATGGACAACTCATACCAGATGTAGAAATAGGTGACGAAGGAAGTCATTTTGCTGTCATGGATGGAGCAGGTCAGGAAAAGGGGCTGAACTGGGAGAGAGTGCCGTTCATCTGCTTTAAGTACAACGATGAGGAAATACCTTTAATCAAGTTTATTCAATCACTCATTGATGATTATGACTATCGTAAATCAGATAACGCTAACAACTTAGAGGATATGCCGAACAGTATTTATGTGTTGAGGAACTATGACGGTACCAACTTAGGGGAGTTTCGATACAACCTAGCTGCTTATCGTGCTGTTAAAGTAACGGACGATGGTGGAGTAGAAACCATTAGCTTGCCGATTGATACAGAGGCGTTTAAAACTCATATGGAGATGAACAGAAAAGATATCTATGAGTTTGGGCGTGGCGTTGATACACAGGCGAGTAACTTTGGGAATGACCCGTCAGGAATCGCATTGAAGTTCCTATACGCTGACCTCGACATGGATGCCAACATGATTGAGACAGAGTTCCAAGCTTCAATGGAGCATCTACGCTGGTTCATTGATCAACACATAGTTAACACAACTCAACAAGATTTTAGCAATGAAACAGTTGAGTTTATTTTCAACCGAGACATTTTAATCAACGAAACGGATGCGATTACAAATGCAAAGGATAGTGTGGGCATCATATCTGACGAGACAATTGTCGCTAACCACCCGTGGACAACCAATGCACAAGACGAGATTGCGAGGAAAAAGAAAGAGCGTGAGGACATGGTTTCACAATCAGATCCATACGCTGGTTTCGATCCTAAGGAAGAACCTGAATGAAAAAGCGTAAACAGCCACCACGTAGCTATTGGCAGAAGCGTAGTGAGCAGGTAGCACAGTTGTCCTTTGATGAGGCTGACAAATATGCCGAACAACTTAGAAATGAGTATGACCGAGCTATAGCAAGTATTAAGCGAGACATTGAGATATTCTATCAACGATTTGCTAACAACAATGAGATTAGTCTAGCAGATGCCCGTAAATTACTTACGGGTAGCGAAATGAAAGAGTTCAAAATGACGCTAGAAGAGTTTACAGCAAAAGCTAAGGGTAACTTAGATGGTCGCTGGACTAAGGAATTAAACAACGTCTACTACAAAACTCGTGTAAGCCGTTTAGAGGCACTTTTAGTTCAGATAAGGCAATCAGTCGAGGAGTTGACTGCAAAGCAAGAGAGAGGTACCAAGGGACTTCTGGGGAGCAACTACACAGATACCTATTATCGAACCGTATTTGAAATTCAAAAGGGTACAGGGATAGGTGTTTCTTTTGCGCGAGTAGATAAAGAATCGTTAGAGAAGACTTTGGAAATCAACTGGAAGGATGGTAACTACAGCGAACGTATCTGGAGCAATCGAGATAAATTGCTATCCGAGGTTCAAACACTGCTTTCTCAATCGTTCATTCGTGGAGATAGTTCCGATAAGACAGCTAAGGCATTGTCGGAACGGATGAATGTTTCCTATTCACATGCGGCAAGGATTGTAAGGACAGAGAGTAGTTACATCACCCATCAAGCAACTATGGATGGTTATAAGGCAAGTGGAGTGGTTAAAAAGTATGAGATTTTAGCCTCTTTAGATGGGCGAACCAGTAGAATTTGTCGAAGCCTTGACGGTAAAGTGTTCAAACTAAGTGAACAAGAGGTCGGGGTTACATACCCCCCATTCCATCCTAACTGTCGAACAACTGTTGTTCCTTACTTTGATGATGAGATTGACGTAGGTGAACGTATCGCAAGAGATAACAATGGTAATGTGTATTATGTTCCTGCTGATATGACATATGGACAGTGGGAAGAGAAATACATTGCGTAAATAAGCCGTTTCGGTACTGTCGGCGTAAAAGAACAGGACATCACCGGACGCAACCGGGTAAAAAGCGTAGATGAAAGGATGGATATCATGGATTTGAAAGAGCTACTAAAAAGCATGGGGCTTAGTGAGGAGCAAATTACTAAGATCATGGGAGGTGTTGAAGAAAAGTACAAGGGATATGTACCAAAACATAGGTTTGATGAGGTCAACGAGGCTAAAAAGCAACTAGAGACAGATTTGAAAGATCGAGATAAGCAGTTAACCGAGTTGAAAAAGAGCGTAGGGGATAATGAGGACCTCAAAAAGCAGATCGAGACACTACAAAGTGATAACAAAGCTAAGGATGAACAGTATCAAACTAAGATTAAGGATATGCAGGTGTCTACAGCTATCAAATTAGCCTTAACAGGCGAAGCGCATGATCCTGATCTTATTGCTGGTCTCCTAGATAAATCAAAAATTGAGATCAATGAAGACGGCACATTAAAAGGTGGTCTTGATGATCAAGTTAAGGCGTTGCGTGAGAGCAAGGCTTTTTTGTTTGTGGAAAAACCACAGGATAAAGGATTTCAGTTTAAAGGAGCACAACCTGCTGAAGGGACAAGAAACAATGGAGACAACAAAGGACAGACAGATGATTTTGGTAAGCGCCTAGCTGATTTCGCTAAGAGTAATGAGAGCTTAGATAAAGCACGAGCATCTTATTTTGAGTAATGGAGGTAATTAAAAAATGAGTAAATATGTTGAAACGAGCTATAGCAATAAAAAAGAAATCTTGAAGTTCCCCGATCACTACGTGGCTTTAGCTATAACAGTAGATGATACGGGAGTTATAGCGAATGCTGAGGGAAAGAAAATCGTACCGGCTGGAACTATTTTGGGCGGTGGAGTGCTAGCTGATCCGAGTAAAGTTGCAAAGAAGGCTAAAACAACTGCTGATAAGTCAGATGCAGAGGGTGTTCTATTAAATGACACTGATGTCACGTATGGCCCTGCATCAGGAGCAATGGTCATTCATGGATTTATTGATGTAAGTAAAATTCCAAATGAACCAGATGTTGCAGAAACTGCTGCGCTTAAACAAATTACTTTTTTGAAATAAGAAAGGGTGTTACTGAATGAATATTTTTGATCTTGTAAACGCAAAGAACATTTCAACGTACTATCTAGCTAATCCATCTAACACGATTCCATACTTGGGAGCTACGCTGTTTCCACCTAAAAAACAACTTGGTCTTGATCTGAGTTGGATTAAAGGTTCACGAGGACTACCAATTGCACTAATGCCTTCTGAATTCGATACAAAGGCTACACTACGTGACCGTATCGGATTCAGCAAAATTGATACGGAAATGCCGTTCTTCCGTGAAGCGATGCGGATTGGTGAGAAAGACCGTCAGGAACTAAATAAGCTTGCTGCTTCGCAAAACGAAGCGCTAATCATGCCAGTTATCAATTCGATCTATGATGATGTAACTAACCTGGTAAATGGTGCACAAGTTATTCCAGAACGTATGATCATGCAGTTGCTTTCTACTGGAAAGATTAGCATTACGGCTAACCGATTGAACTATGACTACAACTATAAAATGCCAGAGGAGCACAAAGAAACGTTGACGGCTGATGCGAAGTGGAGCAGTCCAGACGCTGATGTGGTCGGTGATATTAAGACATGGCAGGATAAGGTCGAGGATGATACGGGTGTTCGCCCAACGAATGCGATTTGTACACGAAAAACATGGAATTACATCTTGCAGAATAAACCTGTACGACTTGATATGAATCCGTTGGGTGGCCAGAACATCATCATGACGGACGCAATGATGAAGCAGTATTTACAATCTAAGTTGGGGATTAATGTAGCAGTTTACAATAAAAAGTTTGCTCTTCAGGATGGTAGTACAAATCTATTCTATCCAGATGATGTATTTACGCTTATCCCAGATGGAACGCTTGGAAACACATATTACGGTACCACACCGGAAGAATCTGATTTGATGGCTGGAAGCACAGTAGCGCAGGTCTCCATTGTTAATACAGGTGTAGCAATCACAACGATTAAAGAGCCTCACCCAGTAAATGTAGAAACTATCGTTAGTGAGATTGTTCTACCTTCATTCGAAACCATAGATACTATTTTCATCGCAAGAGTTGCTTAGTCAATAAGGGAGGATACTTTCCCTTATTCTGATTGGAAGGAGCGAATAATTAAATGGCAAAGAAAGCTAGTCAGGAAAAGGATTCTGGATCAGTTGTATGGACTGTGAACGTGAAATATCGTGGTAAACGTTATAAGGCTGGAGAAGTCTCTGAAATCCAAGAAGAAGATCGAGACGGTTTAATAGCAGACGGTGTTATCAGAATGGAGGAAGAATAATGATATGGCCGATTGTAAAGGCACGGCTTAGGCTTTCTGATGACACTCTACAACCGTTAATCGAAACGTATATCAATGAGATAGGAAATCGCATCATGCACTATTGTGGTATCTCAGACATTCCAACAGCATTGCACTTTACATGGGCTTCTATGGTGATTGATGTATTGAGGGTCGAGCAAGCTACTGTCAGCGAAGTGTCTGCTACAACTGCTACTAGCGATTCTATTAAAATCGGTGATACCTCAATCTCTCCAGGTAAAAGCGATGGAGTAACTAGCACATCAAAAGATGTAATAGAGTCAGTAGTTTTAAACTATCGAGTGGATTTGAACCGATATCGAAAGTTGGTGTGGTAATGGACTACGCAAAATATCGAATGGCGATAGAACGCATGTATGAGGACAAGGCTACCATTAATCGGGTAATAGAAACCGAAACGCCTTGGGGTGAGACAAAAGTTGAACCCACTACCATCTATGAAGATCAGCCTTGCCGACTCTCCCAGAAAGCTCTTGGAACAAACGGACAGACAGCCACAGTAAATCAGGTTGTTTATGAAACGAAACTCTTTATTTCACCAGATATCGTAATCCTGCAAGGTGATGAGATAGAAGTTACAGGCAGGGGTGTTACACGAACTTATACAGCAGGTGAGCCATTTCTTTATCCCACTCATCAAGAGATTAGCATTCAACGTAAGGAGAAAGCATAATGGCAGGAAGCTTTGATATGGGCGGTTTCGAACGTTTGGCAAAGGCTTTTCAAACGGCGAATGATGAACGTGTAGTAGAGCGATTCATCCGAGAATTTCTTATGGAGATGGCATACAGAGCTGAACGGAAAATAAAAAAACGCACAATAGTTGGGCCTACTGGTGATTTGAAAAAAAGCTGGAGAGTAGGGAAGATTGAAAAGCATGGTAACAATTATATGATTGAAATCTTTTCTAATCTTGATTATGCATCATTCGTGGAATATGGTTTTCGCTCACACTGGGTACCTGGTAGATGGGAAGGTAACCAGTTTGTCTATGATCCAGCAGCCAAGACTGGAATGCAGGTTGGTGAGAAAGGTGGATGGGTAGAAGGTCGATTCATGATGACAATTTCCATGAAGGAGATTGAAAAAGAGTTGCCACGGTATCTTGAAAAACGACAAACCGAGTTACTTAACGACATTATGAATGGTCGCCCAGCTAGAAGAGGTGATTCTGATTGAAATAACAATTAATGATGTCCGCAACGCTGTTATGTCAGCAATTAAAAAAGCATACCCAACAGCTAAAGTATACGGGGAACGACTACCACAAGGTTTTAAAGAGCCTTGTTTTTTTGTGCTTATGCTAGAAGGTAGTCAAGATAAGGAGCTAGACAGGCGCTACAAGCGTTTTCACCCGTTTGATATCCATTATTTTACCTCATCGAATTCAGAGCGATATGAAGTAGCTGAGAAGCTAACAGATATATTGGGGCTGATTGAAATGCAAGGTAAACCAATACGAGGTACAAAAATGCGACACACGATTGTAGATGATGTGTTGCATTTTTTTGTTGATTATAACTTCTATGTTTTACGTCCGAAACCAGTCGTTTTAACCATGCAGAAACTGATGATAGAAGGAGGTTTGAAAGATGGCTAAGGAACCTAGAAAGCCTTCGGCTTATCTAAAGGCTCAAATTTTACAATCAAAACGATATACACCTGTTGAAAAAGACGTGATTACAGCGATTCTTGGTGATGAAAAACGATATACACATGATGAAGTAGCTATTATCATTCAGGAATTTAGAGGAGAGGAGGTTTCCTAATGTCTGCTGGTGGAGAATGGTTGACGCAAAACAAAATTCGTCCTGGTGCTTATGTAAATGTAAAGAGTGAGCCAAAGCCGTTAGGCGCTATCGGAGATCGTGGCATAGCTACTATGGCATTGGAATTGCCTTGGGGCGATTCGCAAACAATTATTGAGATTACAGCAGGAGAAAACATACTAGATAAACTAGGCTTTGATATTACGCGCGATGAGGTATTGCTTGTTAGAGAAGCCTTAAAGAGAGCGAAAACGCTGAAACTATGGCGGTTAAACAAAGGAACACCTGCTAAGGAAACGCTTGGGACAGTAACTATCACAGCGTTACATGGTGGAACACGAGGGAATGACATCACGATTGTTGTAGAGGAAGATGTTGACGAAGCAGGAACCTTTATTGTAAGTACCCTCTTAGGAAGCTCAGAAGTTGACAGACAACGCGTTAAGGATGCCAAGGAGTTACAGAAGAATGCCTTCGTTTCTTTCTCAGGAACAGGCGCTCTAGACGTTACAGCAGGTATCCCGTTGAAAGATGGTAGTAACGGAACAGCAACCAATGAGGACCATATGAAGTACTTGGAACAAGTGGAGTTACAAGACTTCAATACCATCGGACTCATTTCTGAAAATGCCACGTTGAAATCTGTATATGTTTCATTTGTGAAGCGTTTATATGTAGATGAAGGTAAGTACGCCCAACTTGTTCTTGCAGACTATAGTCTAGCAGATACAGACCGTGTTATCTCTGTAAAAAACGGTGTCATTCTATCTGATGGTACGCAACTATCCAACATACAAGCCGTAGCTTGGGTGATGGGTGCAACTGCTGGAGCCTTGTTGAATAAATCGCTAACTCATCAACGTTATGACGATGCTGTTGACGTGATTCCACGTTATACGAACTCACAAATCATCGAAGCGATTAAAAAGGGTGAATTTTTATTTACCTTTACCAATGGCAAGGCTGTTGTGGAGTATGACATTAATACTTTCACCAACTATTCGCCAGAGAAAAGGCAGCATTTCAGTAAAAATCGTGTCATTCGTACATTAGACTCGATTGCGAACGATAGCAAGCGCATCTTTGAAGACTTCTATCTAGGAAAAGTAGATAATGATGATGACGGTCGTAATTTATACCGTAAAGAAGTCATCAAATATCTCGACACCATGCAAGAGATTAGAGCTATCCAAAACTTTAATGCCCAAACGGATATAAAGGTTGTTGAGGGAGAACAAGTTGATGGGGTATATGCTGCTATGTGGGTACAACCTGTTGACTCCATGGAAAAGCTTTATCTCAATGTTCGAGTAAAATAGGCGGAGCAATGGCTTCGCTTTTTTGTGTTGTGAATACACGCAGAAAGGGAGGGTTATATGGCTTTTCTAAAATTCGAAGACACTATTTCTGGTCAAGAGGGACGTGCCTACGCCACGATTGATGGTCGTGTAGAAGAAATGTTTTGGCTTAAAAAGTTTGAAGCGAAAATGGAGAAAAACAAAAAAGAAGGAAAAACACTCAACAAACGCGGTACTCAACATAAAGCAATGGGATGGAAAGGCACAGGAAGCATGACTATCTACTATGTCACCACTCTGTTCCGCCAACTTATGCTTGATTACATGAAGACAGGTAAAGACATTTACTTTGATGTTCAAATCACAAATGAGGACCCGACTTCTAGTATTGGAAAGCAAACTATTGTCATTAAAGGGATTAATCTTGATGGCATTACAATGGTTCTTTTAGATGTAGACAGTGAGGACATGGAAGAGGAAATTAGCTTCACTTGGCAGGATGCTGATATCTTGGATAGTTTTGCAAAACCAACTTTAGGTTAGAAGAAAGGGTGATGTGATATGGCTAAATATCTCTCGAATTTCGAAATAGTGGGTTCTGATGCTTTGCGTAAAAAATTAAGCGAAGCAGTTGAATTAGTAGAAAAGTTACAGACTATTGTATCTGAAATTAATGAGTTGGAGTTAGAGATATGTTTAAAAGGCGCAGACAAGTAGTTTATTCTACGAACCTAGTTTTTTAGAAATATATCCTTCTGTTGCCTTATTAAGCATTAGCTGCCAAGTATCAAACTGTGAGTTTTTAGAAACATGAGCATCAAGTTCTGACTCATCGATATTTTCGAAATCCTCTTGCGAGGTGACTTCAAAACCACCAAGAATAAGAAACTCATCAAATGATTTGCTATTAGTGTATTTTTCCATAAAACTTTTCGAGAACAACTCAACAAATGTAGCTGGTTCTGATGATAAGTTATCAACTTTTTTCTGAAGTCCTTTAAGTTCTTTCTCAAGTTTATCAAGACCAGTTATTTTAAACATATCTCACCTCAATAGTGTCTGCGCCAAGTTAAATTATACCAATTTTTGAGTACTTATGGTGTGAATAAAAATTAACGGTTAGTATCGCAAAATCACAATTAGGTTAGACAAATATAAGAAATGAACTATATTGTATTTGTCTAATCATAAAAATTCTATTTAAAAATGTTTTAAACTCTTGATGTTGCTAAAAAGGGTAGTGTATCATAGGGATAACAAGGAATGTTTAAAAATGTTTTAAATTATTTTAAATTGTTTTAAACATGTTTATAATCGTCAAGATACGCATACAATAAAAAGACCGCAGGTGTTGGTAGCACCTACGGTTTTGTACAAGAGACTGTCCCATCAAAGGGGCGACTCGATGTTAGAAGCGAGAGTGATCTCCCGGCCTGTCAAGCTCAAGGGAGGTCATTTCTTTTTTAGGTAGGTTAACAAAGCGAGGATGAACATGCCAAACATGAACATCAGCGATAACGCTTGATATACCTCCATATTCTCACCTCCTTTCCCTGTTGTTGGGGTAAAGCGAGGTGAGTCGACCCCCTTGAGAGAGTCAAGTCTATGTACATGGAAGATTATAACATGATTATTGATAGATTTATCAAAAAGTTTACGACGTAAACGTAATTTCAATAAAAACTATTAAGACGCTCTCTCGTTATGAGGAGCGTCTTTAATAATTATCTAAGCATTCGGATTGAATTCGACAGATTCAACAATTCCAATAATCCTAAAATAGGTTTCTGATACAGGTTTATTAACAACTGTAGGTGGAAAGTTGGGGTTCTCTGATTGCAAGAGAATAGTATTATCGTCAATTTTATAGATACGACGAATCATGAACTCATTATTTAAATATACCTTATAAATTTTTCCGAATGTAATTTCTTCTTTTTTGTTCAAGTAACGAATTAAGACTTTCGATCCTTTCGTAATGTTCGCACCACTCATACTATCATCTTCAACAATTTCAAAAGAATGTGTCATTGGGTCAATACCAGTTTTTGAAGTATCTACCCAATCGTACGTCCAATTTGATTTTCCGTGGTCAAATACTGTAATTTTATTTACTGGTTTATTTTCGAGTGTAGAAATTACATTATTGATTTGTTCTTCTGATAGATTACTCTCGGTCAGACGTGTTCTTAATGCAGTGTAATTATAGAGTTCATATCTCTCTATAAAATGCATAATTATATCAAGTTGCTCGTTTAAAGATTTTGTCTTTAACATTTCTAGAAATTGAATTGTGTTAGGATCATCTGGATTATCTGTAAAATAAAAAATATTTGATAATACTGTGACAAAAGTATCCCAGTTTTCTAAATACCATTTTATCAAAGGTCTTATTATGACCGGTGCTTTTTCTATATATGCAGCAATATTTAATAGATCAGGATCTCCTCCAGTAATCTCTGCCAGTGCTCTGCTTAATTCCTCACCTGCTGGAGGAATTTTGTTATTTTGAAGTTTGCTTATATAACCCTTATCTGTTGAAAAGCCTTTTTCTTTCAAGGCATTAGATATCTGACTAAGGCTCAAATTACTTTTTTCAATATATGAACTTAATAGTTCAGCGTATGTCATTAAATTAACCTCTTTCGTTGTAGCATTAAACACAACATTATTGTAGCAAATTTAGATGGTTGACGTCAAAAACACAACATGGTAGGATTTACTTAACACAACGTTTATTTAAAACACAACGTTGTGTATAAAGGAAACGAAAGGAGGATTTTATTTTAATGAAGTATTCAGATATTCTTCGACAATGCATTGAAAACTCCTGCTTGTCGCTATCACAGATTTGCAATCAACTTCAAAAGTATGGATTCAAAACTAACAAAGGGTACCTAAGTAAGTTGCAAAATGGAAGAATTCCACCTGCGGGAGATGAACTAAACGATGCTATATCAAAGGTCATTGGCATTAATGCTATAAAACTCAAAGTAGCAGCCTATCGAGAAAGAATACCAAATGATATTTTAAAAGAATTAAAAAAAGAACAAGTCAGTTAATTAAAGGAGGATGAAAGATGAGCAATGTTCAACTTTTTAGACACCCGGCTTTTGGAGAAGTAGAGGTAATCGTTATAGAAGGGAAAGAATGGTTTGGTGCTACTCAAACAGCAAAGGCACTAGGATACTCTAATCCACATGATGCATTATCAAAACACTGCCGCAAAGAGGGGGTCGCAAAACGCGAGGTCCTTACGAATGGTGGAATGCAGCAGATGAAATTTATTAGCGAAGGAAATCTTTATCGCCTTATTACGAAGTCAAAATTACCAACAGCTGAACAGTTTGAATCTTGGGTTTTTGATGAAGTACTTCCTTCTATTAGAAAACACGGTGCTTATATGACACCTGAAACAATTGAAAAGACTTTGAGCAATCAAGACTTTATCATTGGACTAGCTACTAAACTGAAAGAAGAGCAGCAAGCAAGAATGGATGCTGAAAAATTGATTGAATCACAAAGACATAAAGTGGTTTTTGCTGAGGCGGTGGAAGTTTCGACAAATTCAATTCTTGTTAAAGATTTAGCCACTCTACTTAAGCAAAAGGGAATCAATATTGGACCGAATCGTTTGTTTAACTGGCTAAGAGAAAATGGATATCTTTGTAAGAAAAAAGGGGAGATGTATAATCGACCTACTCAAAGAAGTTTAGAATTAGGGCTGTTTCAATTAAAGACACACGTTCGCACTGGATCTAACGGGGAGTTGAAAACAGAGTATACACCAAAAGTTACTGGAAAGGGACAGGTTTATTTCATCAATAAATTTAAGGGTGGAATCGTGGCATGATTGTAATTGGGGAAATTTGTAGTAAACAAAATAAAAAGTCCATCTTCTGTATCCGACCAAGAACAGAGAAGATGAACTCATAAACAATCCGGGCAATACCCTTACATAACATTATACCACAGACAGCAAGATTTTACACGGTGTTGCCCCTTAAATCAGGGGGAATAGTAATGAGTACTCTCATGCAATGGCTGGAACCAGCAATACAAAAACGTGTTGATGAGGTTTACTATATTACAGATGAGTCAGAGGGAGTTATTCAAGGTCAAAACGAGTTTGATATAATCATGGAAAAATTAAAAGAGTTGCTACCGGAAGAAGGAAGATTGCTTAATAAATTATGTGAATCAGTTACAACTATACGAGCTTCAGGAGAAGAGGTAGCATATCGGTCAGGTTTTAAAGATGGTTTAGGAATAAGCAGAGAAATTAGTCCAGTAACCATTTTCCATCAATAATAATATTTGAGACACACTCATATGGGGTGTGTCTTTTCTATTGAAAGGGGTGATGCTTATGTAAGTCTCATGATTAATATGTGGTGCAGTTAAAACAAAAACAAACAAATGAGAGGGGATATACAATATGAGTTTTCAAGATTTCTTTATGGAAGAGTTTGAGGATGCAGAGGTAGTTGAGCGTATGGTGAAAATCGGAGGTAAAGAAAGAAAAATGCAATTCAAGCCTCTAAGCGCAGCCCAAGGGGATGAAATCCGTAAGAGTTGCCGCAAAGTTACGCGTCACAAAGGAAAGAAAGAGGTTGATATTAACGAAGACACCTATATGGCTAAAATGATTATTGAGACTACCGTTAATCCTGATTTTAAGAATAAGGAGTTACAAGATAATTGGAAAGTTATAGGGGCTGATCAATTGTTATCAGCGATGAAAACAAAAATGATAGATGGTGAATATGCTGATCTTATTGCAGTAGTATCGGAAATCAACGGTTTTAATAAAGACATCAACGAATTAAAAGAAGAAGTAAAAAACTAATAGAGGAGGGCGATGCTAACGCTAGTTATGCATACTATGCCCTCCACGAACTAAATATACTTCCTAGAGATTTGATGGAAATGAGTCTAAAAGATAGAGCATGTATCTATCAATTTATAGATATTAGACTCGAAGCTGAGAAGAAAGCTAGGAAAGATGCGCAAAAATAACTCTTATAATCCTACCTGTAAATTTGGTACCATGTGGTAAATGAATATTTTAGGAGGTGCCAAGTTTGGAGAATGGGAATGGCGTTGTACTCTTTTTTCTAATTTTACTATTAATTTTCACGCCAATTTTGGTTATTAGAGCTAAAAAGAAAAAGAAAGCACAAGAAAAGGCTATGGGAGCCTATGAAAGTGCTACTGGTTGTTATCATGAATACGGAATTTCTCAGTTCCAACCAAGAGAAAAAGTTGATATTTTCTTAATGGATGAAAAAGTAGCAATTAAGGCCAAGGATTTAGTGGTTGAATTGCCTATCGAGCGTATAATAGCAGCTCAATATCTGAGAAAAACGGATATATTAAAAGAAAGTAAATCGGCGATAGCACGTGGAATTGTAGGTGGAGTGTTGATTGGGCCACTTGGTGCAATAGTAGGTGGTGTTTCAGGGGTTGGTGACAAACATAAAAAAGGAAATTATCTTGTAATTAACTACACTACAGCAGATAGTAACGAAACGAAAGTTCTTATCTTTGATATGATTTTATACCAAATCGCTGACAAATTAGCAAAAGATTTAACGAAACAAATTAGAAAAATGAATACCAATAACGGAGTAATACAACTGTGAGCGTCCTATTTAGGGCGCTTTTTCTTATGCACTTATGCAAGAGAGGGTGATTACTTGGCTACGATATCATCAACCTTAAAACTATATGATTCGTTTTCCGATCCATTAAGGCATATTACACAGGCTTTAAACATTACTATTTCCACGATGGAAAAGATGCGGTCAACAGCAGAAAGAAATGGAAATATAGGAAAAAGTCTAGAAACAGCAAGAAGGCAAATAGCAAGCGTTGAGACAGGCATACAAAATGCTTTGGAAGGAGCGAGAAAGCAACAAGAAGATTTTAATAAGCTATTAGATACTGGTACTCAATCTGCTAATTCACTACTAGATTCCATTAAAGGATTTGTTCTTGCTTACGCTGGCATCGAAACAATTAAGAATTTAGGTAGTGCTGCTATTGGTGGAGCAATGGAACAATTAAAACTAAGAGATATGCTTATTGCTCGGACCAAAAATGTTGAATTAGGAACATCAATGTTTGAGCAGTTCAAAAAAGAAGCAGTTAGAGTTGGAGCCGATATTTCTGAGTATTTGAACGGAACATTAGGAAACTTATCTGTCACAAGTGAGATTGGTCAGTTGAAACAACTGAATATGATAGCTAAACAATTAAGCGCTTTTGATACATCTGGACAGGGTATTCAAGGGGCATTCTTTTCGTTAAAAGAGGCTCTGAGTGGCGATATCGTCAGTTTGTCTGAACGATTTAATATGTCAAAGGATTTAATTAGGCAATTCAAGATTGATAAATTAGGGAAGTCTGGGAACCTTGATGAGTTTATCAAGCAGTTTAATAAATTATTAGAGTTTCAACATATGGGCAAAGAATCTTTTGAGAGGATGCTTGATTCACCTGTTAAGAAATGGGAAATCCTCTTAAATAGAACCAAGTCCATGTTTGCAGATGCAGGCGAGGGAGCTGTCCAAGCCATAGTTCCCTTGATTAATACTTTAAACTCAGCTTTTGAGCAGGAGAAATTTCAGGGATTCTTTACATTCTTCAATAAAGGCTTAGCTGGATTTGCTTGGTTTCTTTCCTTTATAGCAAACGGGGCGATGAGGACCTGGGATGTTTTTGTGCAATACTGGCCACAAATTTTATATTTCGTAGGAATACTAAGCATGTCGGCTATACCATTTCTGACAAAACAACTATGGGCTATGTTAATACCTTTAGGTCAAACAATAGCTACATGGTGGCTAGCTTATTGGCCTATTGCAATGGTGGCTACCGCAGTAGCTATTCTTATCATTACATTAAGGCAGTACGGAGTAACAACTGAAGAAATCATAGGATTCACAACAGGATTGTTTTACTCACTATTTACTTTTATTCATAATCATGTCGGGCTGTTGTGGAATGCTATTTTGAGCTTTGCAGAGTTCTTTGTGAATGTGTTTATTGATCCTGCTTATGCTGTTCAGAAGCTATTCTATGATCTAACTATTGTGTTCAATACGTACATGTACAACATGTCACGTTCAGCAGAAGACTTCGCTGGTAACTTCATGAAAGCTATTTTAAAAGCTATAAACAAGACGTTAGAAGGTTTTAACTGGCTGGTTGAAAAGATGAATGAAATGTTTGGAACAGACTTTACTGGAGCCAAATTATTTGATGAGGGTAACATCCATTCGGTAAGCGACAGAATTAAAGAAATGATGGATAGAATAGAAAAGCCTACTACAAATCGTGACGTAATCGATCTTTCTAAGTATCGAATGGTGAGCGATACCCTAAGCTCCTCATTTGGAGATGGTTACTACAAAGGTTACAACCTTACAGCGCAAGCAACTCATGCATTTAATCCAAACGTTAACGGAGCAATAAACAAAATTAATAGAGTCGATGAAGTAGGGAAAATCAAAGACAAAGTAGATATCTCAAATGAAGACCTGAAAATGATGCGTGAATTAGCTGAGATGAAGAATATCCAGAATTTCGTTACTCTGACACCTACCGTACAGGTTCAAACAGGAGACATCAACAAAGGTGCTGATATTGATACGATCGTTGCACGAATTACTAGGTCACTAGAAGAAGAGATTGCAAACTCTGCACAGGGGGTGTATGACCTTGCGTGATGTCATGATGAGCCTCAGTTATAACAACGAAGAAAAAATTATTTACTTCCCAGTGTTACCAGAAAGCATTGAAATTAGTGACGGTAGTAATAGTAAAACATATACAACAGTTGGTTTAGGTGAAATTAACGTTATCAAGGAGCCTAAACTCTCTGGATATAAATTTTCTTCTGAATTTCCTAATCAAGCATATCCACATGTTTCTAGGCCTGCTAATTTAAAACCACCCAAAGAGTATGTAAAACTCATTCAAGAATGGCTGAAAACAAAGAGACCCTTACGTTTTATTTACACAGGTCAGAGCTTTGATATCAACGAGGCAGTGTCCATTGAATCGTTTGATTGGAAAGAGACGGCTGGAATGGGTGGGGATATCGAGTTTAGCATGACGCTGAAAAAGTACAAATTCTATGCGGCTAAAAAAGCAGATATTTTAAAAATAAAGGATGCATCTGGGAAAGAAAAAACTGTCGTGCAGAAGAAACCTGCCCCCCGTCCAACTGATAAGCAGCCACCAAAGACACATAAAATAGCGAAAGGTGATAGCTTATGGGTGATATCAAAGAAAGCCTATGGCAAAGGGGATAGGTGGAAAGAGATACAAAAATTAAACGGGCTTACAGATGCACAGGCAAAGAAATTGAAGGTTGGTAGTACACTAAAACTGCCTAGTTAGGAGGTGCAACGGCTTGGAAATTCTAATAGACAACAAGAAGGGAAACATATGGGACATCACAGATATAACAGAAAATATCACATGGAAGACAAGCCGGTTCGGAAAGCCCTCTAGCTTGTCTTTTTCTTTTGTAGATCGGGGTATCTATCAAGACACGTCATTTCAGATCAACACTGGGGATATTTTGAGGTTTCAAAAGGACGGGACCAACGTTTTCTATGGTTACATCATGACGATTGGTTCTGGAATGGATGAGGACGTAAAAATTACTGCTTACGATCAACTCAGGTATTTGCTTACAAATGATACGTATAAATTTGTAAACAAAACAGCAACAGAAATTATCCAAAAGATTGCTGGAGATTCAGGGTTAAAAACAGGGACTCTCGAAAGCAGTGGGTACAAAATTCCTACTATGCTGGAAGACGATACGAAACTACTAGATATCATCTACAAAGCACTAGATAAAACAATAATGGCTAATGGAAAAAACTTTGTTCTATACGATGATTTTGGTCAGCTTGTCTTGAGGGATTCAAACAGTATGTTTCTGGATTTTTACTTAGGTGATGATAGTCTCATGTACGATTACAGTTATGATGCAAGTATTGATACGGATACCTACAATCGCATTAAGATCGTGCAGGACAACAAGAAATCAAAGAAACGTGATGTCTATATTGCACAAGATTCAGCCAGCATTAACAAGTGGGGGCGTCTGCAACTATTTAAAAAGGTCGATGAGGGAATAACGAAAGCGCAAATTTCTCAGCTCCTCAATTCTTTAATTGCTGTAAAAAACAGAGAGACAAAAAGGTTATCACTTAACGCTATCGGTGATATCCGAGTCAGAGCAGGCTGTTTTGTTCCCGTTTCTATCCAGAGACTGGGGATAAATCAGCCTTTTCTTGTGGATGAATGCACCCATAAATTTGATGGAACAGAACATACCATGAGTGTGGAATTGAAGGTGATTTAATATGAGTTTGTTACGAGCGATCAAACAGGTAAGCCAAGGAGTAAATGATACACAAAGTCCTGTGGTTGTACTTTTCGGTACCGTAGAAAAAATAGATCCACTAGAGGTCAATATTGAACAAAAGCTACTACTTACAGAAGAATTCTTGATTATCCCTGAAGCTTTACAGAAATATGACTTCGAAGAAGGGAATAAGCTTCTATTGCTACGGATGCAGGGAGGAAATAGTTTTGTAATTTTAGATAGGGTGTGAATCATGTGAGCATATTACCACAAGGCTCTACAACGTTTTCCATCATCGAGGAACAGGAGCAACCAAGTAGGACGTATAAACTGGATTTTAAAACGAAACGAATCGTTACCATGACAGATGGTTTAGAGGCGTTAGAACAGGCCGTCTACAAAATATTATCAACCAAACGGTATGAATACCTTATTTATTCGTCGGATTATGGCTTTGAACCACCGTTTATGTTAGATGAGGTGACGTTTCGTTCTGAGATCGTAAGACGTATCAGAGAGGCGTTACTACAGGATGATCGTATCCTTGATGTCGTAGACTTTGAAATCGAAATAGACGGGGATAGTGCCACTGTAACTTGTACGGTTATTTCAAAGTATGGTGATTTTAAAGTCACAAAGGAGGTGGACAGATAATTGTATGAGGATCAGACTTTTGATGTCATCATGAATCGTGTTTTAGATTCAATCAAACATACGCTGGATAAGAGAGAAGGCTCAATTATTTATGACGCTGCTTCTCCTACCGCGGTAGAAATAGCGCAGGTCTATACAGCCATCATGACTTCTTTGAGGATTGGATTTATCGAAACGTCTTCAGGGGAGTTCCTTAGATACTTAGCCCATGACAACGGAATAGAAATAAAGGATGCTCTTCCTGCTAAACGGAAGGGTATTTTTTATGACCGGAATAATGTTCCGATCGACATCCCGTTAGAAAGTCGTTTTTCTATTGATATCCTAAATTACAGAGTGATTGAAAGGATTAAAAAGGGCGAGTACGTTTTGATCTGTGAGACTCCAGGAATCGTTGGAAATCAGGTGGGGGGAACATTAATCCCTACTGATTATATCGACGGGTTAGCAAAAGCTGAACTAACAGATATTCTCGAACCAGGAGCAGAAGAGGAATCAGAGGAAGAAATAAAAAAACGCCTGCTGTTTAAGGTGAGGATGCAGGCTACCAGTGGAAACAAGGCTCATTACATCATATGGGCAACAAGCGTAGAGGGCGTAGGTGCAGCAAAGGTTATCCCGTTATGGAATGGTCCCGGAACGGTCAAGGTAATTATCATTGATCCGAAGCATAAGCCTGTCATCAATGAACTGATAACAAAAACGGCTGATTATATTGAAACAGTAAGACCTATCGGGCCTTCTGTCACAGTAAAGACAGCTACTGCTAAGAAGATTGATGTAAATGCAAAAATCAAATTAGTAAAAGGAGCTATCCTTGCTGAAGTCATTCAAGAGTTTCAAAAGGCACTAGATGATTATTATTTTGCCATATCATTCAACGAGCCTGTGGTGAGTTATGCAAAGGTGAGTTCCATTCTCCTTGGAATCAAAGGAGTTATTGACCATTCAGACCTTACGGTTAATGGAAAGGTAGCGAATGCTGAGATCGGACAAGAGGAAGTACCGGTGGTTGGAACCGTTACATTAGTAGAATAGTGGTGATTGTATGGAAAACTCTTTGCTAGAACACCTACCTAGCGACTATCACGAGTTCGAAGAGATGGTAGAGTTACAAAACGCTTTGTCTAAAGAAGTAGTGGCCATCATTCAAGCTGAAAGGGAAACTATCGATCAAAGGTTCATCCACAAAGCAACGTGGGGGCTTGATCTATGGGAACAACAGTACGGCATTCCAACCAATAGAAGTAAACCTTTGGAGCAACGCCGTGCGGTTGTAATGGCTAAAAAGCGAGGCACAGGAACGGTTACAAAAGAGATGCTACAAAACGTGGCGGCTGCCTTTTCTGGTGGAGAAGTAAAGATAATCGAATATGCTTCTGAGTATCGGTTTGTTGTCCACTTTGTAGGTACATTAGGTACTCCACCTAATCTTGAGGACCTTACTGCAATCATCGAAGAGTTAAAGCCAGCTCATTTAACCTTTGAATATAAGTACACGTATCTAACATGGGACGAACTAGATTCTTATAACTTCACATGGGATGAGTTAGACCAATTGAATCTAACATGGAACGAACTAGAAGTATATAGACCATAAAGGAGGGAGAAATATGCCAACATTAACGCCAAGATTAGGTATCAAAAAACCGTTGGGGAATGAAAATGTTTTACGGGCGCCTTTTAATGAGAATTGGGATACCATTGACGCTAAAGTTGCTACCCAAGAGGATTTTAGCAACCATGCTGGAGCAGGTGGAACAGCCCACGTTTTAGCAACGACCAAACTGGCAGGTTTTATGTCGCCAGAGGATAAAGACGCTTTGAGATCATGTAGTAAGTATCGAAGTGGTTATGATGCGACAAGTCAGATTTATACAGTTATTGAGTACAAAAGAGAAGATGGCACATCTTATATGACCTCTGTTTTAACCAATAAAGTAGGAAATGTTTACAAAGAAGAAACTCGACAATACTACGGACCTGATGGAGTAACTAGAGGAAAGAGAGAGGTATATGACATCACTTATGACGCTAATGGAAATCCAATAAACGAGGTGATGAGAAAATGATTGGTACGGAAATATTGCGAGATCATGGGATAGGATTGGGAAAGTATAAACTGAATAGCCTCATTCGTAACGTAAACCTAAGCAACCCTATTTGGACGTTAAAAGCAAGTTGGGCTACAACGTATAGCCGTGGTTCTGAGTTTTTCGTAATGGACAAATGGGGCGGCCAAGTGTATTTTACGAACGATTCACCGCGTAGGGTCTTAGAAAAAAGAAGGTTACTAACCGGCGGGCTTTCTTGGAGCATAACGATGTCATCTGCTATCAATGACGTTGTTGTAGATTCACAAGATAACGTGTGGGTTCTCACTGTTTCGGAGGTTCGCAAATACGACTCTTCTGGTAGCAGTTACACAGACTATAGCAGTAATGGCGGTGGATACCATATCTATGTTGACAGCAGCGATAACGTATACGTGGTATCAATTGGCAAGGTATTCAGTTTAACCAATGCAGGCGCACCGAGGTGGATGCAATCCCTTCCTAATACATCTGGTTTAGTGGGCTCTGCTATAGGGACGGAAGGAATTTATTTGTTTTGGAGCACGCAAAACGGCGCTCGTAAGTTGAACTTCAAAGGGGAAGTGGTATTAGACGCAACTCTATCATTTCCCTATGATGGCAAAGGAGTAGTATCGAGTGGCGAAATCATTTACTTTCCATCGGCAAAGATCAGTAAAAACCTAGAGATATTAGCACGAGTTCCGCAAAGTTTGGGATCTTATCTATCTAACCTAGTCATAGACGCAAATGATAATCTTTATATTTCCTCTAATTTAGAAAATACGCATGTTCTTATGTCGCTCAATAACGATTTGACAAAGAGGGCTTCGCTTCTATTGACAGCTACGTCTGTATCAAAAAGTCTCGGAATTACCAAAGAAGGTTACCTGATTGTGTCCGATCTGGATACGGTCAAAGTTTACGATCTAGGATTTTCAATTCTGGGGTAAAAAGGGGATATGACAAGATGATTTACATTGAGTTTGTGAAAGAATCAGAAGCGAAAAGCTTTGTAAACTTAATACATTACAATCCGTTTGATTCCAAAGAGGGATTAGGAAAAACAGAAAAACAGTTACGCCTAACAGGTGCATTGATTGAGTCATTACCTACGAGAGAAACGCAAAGTGGGAAGGACGCAATGCTGTATTACAATCCCCGGACGAGAGAAGTTTGGTATGAGTATGTGGATATGCCTGTAGAGAATACAGATGAACTACAAATGCTCAAAGAGAAAATGGAACAGCAGAAAAATGCTATGACAGAAGCATATGACGCCATTGCTGTTCAATCTGAGGAGATTATTGAATTACGTGCCCAAATAGAACTACTTAAAGGAGGAAAATAGAATGGAGCAACCATATAGAGTCAAGGTATACGCCTACTTAGTGGAGATTGGACGCAGAGAAATTAAATCACTGCCAGAGGAGTACAAAGTACCTGTAGCAGAATATATCGTAGAACAAATCGAAAAACCAAAGAGTAACTAAACGCCTTTCTCATATAACGAGATGGGCGTTTTTTTATGGGAGCTTCGGCTCCCTATTTTATTTGCCCCAAGGGGGTGATAAGGAGAGGGAAAACATGGAGGAACCACTTTTTAACGCTTTATTATCACAAGGGTCATTTGCTGGCTTGTTTGTATGGCTATTGTTTTCCACCAAAAAAGAGAGCAGAGATCGTGAAACCCGATTAGTTAAACAAGCTCAAGCACGTGAAGCAAAGCTCATGGAACATAGCTAACGAATGGCAACCCAGTTAGAACGAAATACAGGTACATTACAGCAGATCGAACGCAGTCTAAACGGCTTGGAAAACGAATTACAAGAACTAAAAGAAAAGGTGGGCTAGGGATGATAGAGATTGGTTTAGTAATTGCGGTAGTAATGGCTTCAGGAGCATGGCTTAAAACGCGGAGTTGGTTCCCAAATGATTACATTCCTCTTGCAATTGTTGTGATGGCAGTTGCTTATAATGCGATCAATGCTTTGTTGTTCGGTGGAGATTTACTTGAAGCTGGCAAGATGGCTTTTATTGAGGCGACGGCTGCTATTGGGATCCATTCAGGAGTGAAAAATTCGTTTCAGAAGGGGGATGTGGAGTAATGCAGACTATACAAGATTTTGTTCCAGCAGGGCAAAAGAACCGCCCGGGGCGTAAAATGATTCCGAAATACATCACGATTCATAATACAGGCAATGCAGGAAAAGGCGCTGATGCTCTTTCACATGCCAAATACATCAAGAGTGATGCGGCTGCTCAACGGCAGGCATCGTGGCATTTTACTGTAGATGATAAACGCATCATTCAGCATTTACCGTTGGATGAAATGGCTTGGCATTGTGGTGATGGTAATGGACCAGGTAATTCATCATCTATCGGGATTGAAATTTGCGAGAACATTGATGGAGATATTCGGAAGGCAGAGGACTTAGCTGCTCAACTGGCTGCTGATCTACTAAAGCAGTTCAACCTTGGAATTGATAGGGTTAAGCAACATTGGGATTGGAGTGGGAAGAACTGCCCTCACGTTTTAAGAGCGCGTCCTAATGGCTGGCGAGACTTTGTAGCATTAATTAAATCAAAAGGAGAGGTTAAAATGAAACCAGAGGTAGCGAATGAAATTATTAGCCATTTACAAGGGCAATGGGCTTTCTATAATCAAATGGGAATGAAGGATAAAGCTTTGAGGATTGGGGAGTTAGCAGATGAGTTGAGGGTTGCTAGTGGGCAAGTAAGAAAAAATTAATAAGAACAAGTTTAAAGAGCGTGTTAGTTACGTTTTGGCACAAGTAATAATTTTTTAAAAAAGCCCCTAAGATATAGGGGCTTGAAACCTTCAATTAATCACTTATCAGCTCACAGAAGCTTTATTCCATAATCTATTGTAAATGAAATCCATAAAACAAACTACAATTTTGGTTTGAAAGTGTTTTTAATCGTAAACTAGTCCCATGAAATTTCTAAGCTGCCGTCTGGACCTTTTACTGAAGCAGTAACATTAATTGTTAGGATAGCCACACTACCATAAAAGTCTCGATCTAAACTATAAGTCCAAGACTTTTTTTTGCTTTTAGTCCAACCACTAGAATATGTCTCGTCAACAGCTTTACCAACATA